AATCCCCATATAAATAACTATGATATGCTCATAAGAGGTATCAAACATTAACTTGCTTAACAAAGGAGATTAAAATGACAAATCACAAAGCAATTCACTCAATTTTTACTGGACTAAAACCGTTTACGGTGGGGTTTGACGATATGTTCGCTCATTTCGACCATATGGTTGACCATCTACCACACATGACGGCGGCTAATTCTTATCCACCATATGATATTGTAAAGACAGGTTCTTTAACATATGATATTCAGGTGGCATTAGCAGGCTACAGTAAGAAAGACATTTCTGTATCATTTGAGGATAATATCCTTAAAATCGAATCAGTAAAATCAAAAGAAGAAAAAGAAGTTGAAGACAATGACGGTGTATTACACAAAGGCATTGCTAAACGAAGTTTCTCAAAAGGCTTTACTATAGCAGATGATGTAGAAGTTAAAGGTGCTGAATTAAAAGATGGACTTTTAAAAGTATCTTTAGAGAAGATTGTTCCAGACCATAAGAAAGCTAGAACAATCAACATTAAATAACATTTAATCTATTGGCGTCCTACGCTTGACAATAGGACGCCTTTAGTATATAATGTATAACATGAACAAATGCGGAGTTAGTATAAAAGTAACACACTTGGTTTCCAACCAAGAGAAGATTGGGCAGTACAATCACTCCGCTCCAAAACAATTGAAAAAGGAAATATATAATGAACATAACTAGTGATACAGTTGCTATTCTGAAAAACTTTTCAGATATTAACCAGAACATTCTGGTGAAACCAGGCAACAAACTTCAAACTATTTCAACTTTAAAAAATATATTAGCTGAAGCTGATGTATCAGAAAAGTTTGAACAAGAGTTTGCTATCTACGATTTACCAGAATTTTTAAGGGCTGTTGACTTATTTGATAAGTCAGACCTTGCATTTAATGGTGGTCAAAACCTAACTATTAAAGATAGTAATAGTAAACAATCAATCAAATATTATTTTGCAGACAAATCGGTGGTAGTTTCACCGTCTAAAATGATTACTATGCCTGATAAGTATGTAACATTTTCTTTGAAGAAAGATGTCTTTGACAAATTAATGAAAGGTGTAACAACACTTAATCTACCAGATATTGCAGTAAAAGGTAATGGTAAAGAGATTAGTTTAGTTGCAACTGACAAGAAAACACCAGCGTCAAATGACTATTCATTTGTTATCGGAGAAACGGATAAGACCTTTACGGCTTATTTTAAAACTGAGAACTTTAAAATGATTAGAGATGATTATGATGTTGCGATTTCTTCACAAAAAATCTCACACTTTATCAATCGAAACAAACCAATTCAATATTGGATTGCAATCGAACCTGATAGTGAGTTTTAATCATGCTGTTCAGTAAAACTGAATGGCACCAAGTATCTTCTGAATTTAAATACGATTGTCCAGATGAAGCTATTGTAGAAACTTTTGGTTCTGTTGAGAGATTTAAAGAAATCTTATCACACCAAGAACAAGAGTTTAATTCTAAAATAGAACCTCATGGTGAAAAACCTACAGATGAGGAAGATGATATGCTTTGGGACTTTCTATCTGAGCTAGATTATGAAAGAGAAGATGATTGGTGGACAGATAGGAAAGGTGGCTATGATGTCACATATTCCTATATAGTTGATGAAAATAAATAATGAATAAAGTGAGAAATATATTATGTCAGAATACCTATGGGTCGAAAAGTATCGACCAAAGAAAATTAGTGAGTGTATATTAAGTGAAGATATTAAGAATACATTTGCTCAATTCCTAAAACAAAAAGAAATACCTAATCTGTTATTAGCTGGTACTGCTGGTACTGGTAAGACTACTGTTGCTCGTGCATTGTGTGAGGAACTTGGTGCAGATTACATCATCATAAACGGTTCAGATGAAGGCCGTCAGATTGATACATTAAGAAACAAGATTAAGAACTTTGCTTCTACTGTATCATTAACTGAACATTCAAATCATAAAGTGGTGATTATTGACGAGGCAGACTATATGAATGCCGAGTCCGTACAACCTGCTTTGCGTAACTTCATTGAAACATTTTACAAAAACTGTAGATTTATCTTTACTTGTAATTACAAGAATAAGATTTTACCTGCTTTGCATAGTAGATGTACCGTTATAGACTTTGCCATTAAAAATGGTCAAAAAGTAAAGACAGCACAGGCGTTATTACAAAGGCTGGGCAAAGTCCTTGATGAAGAAGGTATTGAATATGATAACAAAGTATTAGCTGAGTTAATTCAGAAATACTATCCAGACTTTAGACGAACTATCAATGAACTTCAAAGATATTCTGTAAGAGGTAAAGTTGATAGTGGTATTTTGTTTAGTTTATCTGAGGCAAATACAAAAGAACTGGTCAAAATCTTAAAAGAAAAAAGATTTAATGACATGCGTAAATGGGTTATTAATAATCTTGACAAAGAACCGTCATCATTATTCACTAGTGTTTACGAGTTAATGTATAAGTCTTTAGAATCTTCTTCTATTCCACAATCAATATTAATCATTGCTGGTTATCAGTACAAGTCTGCTTTTGTGGCAGACCAAGAGATTAATATGGTTGCGTGTTTGACGGAGATTATGGCTAACTGTAAATTTAAATAGAGGTCTATCATGTATGAACTGAAGGACTATCTTAAAGCTATTAATGAAACCAAAGAACCATTATTAGATACAGAGGACACGGTGTGGGAGAAAAAGTATCCTACATTTATTATTAACAAATGTTTATCTATGTTCTATGATACAATTATGCATAGTAACGAGATGAACGGACTACACTTTCTACCAAAACGGATGCAATTCCACTATTTTATAAATAGTATTCGAAAGAAGAAGCGATTTGGTGGGAAGTGGCTTTCACAAAAGAAAGTTAAAGACCTTGAAGTAATAAAAGAGTATTATGGTTATAGTAATCAAAAGGCAAAAGAAGCTCTTAACCTACTAACAGACGACCAAATTGAAATTATAACAATTGGCCTGAAAAAGGGTGGGAGAAAAAAATGAGTGAAGATACTATAAAATGGTCGCAAAGTGATATGTTAGAGGTCACTATTAAGCAACCAGATGACTTCTTAAAAGTCAGAGAAACCTTAACACGAATTGGTGTTGCAAGTCGTAAAGACAAAACACTATATCAAAGTTGTCACATTTTACACAAACAAGGTAAATATTACATAACACACTTCAAAGAATTGTTTGCCTTAGATGGTAAGAATTCTAGTTTGTCAACAAACGATATAGAAAGAAGAAACACAATAACATTATTACTACAAGACTGGAATTTAATAGAGATAGTTAATACTTCTTTAGTTGAAAACAAGGCGCCATTAAGTCAAATCAAAGTTCTACCATTTAAAGAAAAAGGTGAATGGAATATGGTCGCTAAATATAATATAGGTAAAAAACCAGAAGATAGTAACAATGCAAGTACAACCGTTTAAAAATTACTTAGAAGAAGCTACAGGCGATAAAAAGTTTTTGCGTCTGCTCATTGTTACAGATGAGCCAGAAAGTGCAAAAGAATTTCATACAGCTGATAGATTAAAAGAAGAATGTGATAAGTTAAATTATCCGTTCTATCTTTTCAAATTAACTGGTGGTTATACAACCTATGAAGATGGTATCCGTAAGTTTCATAACAAAGACGATAAGAAAGGTTTTGAAGTAGGTGCAATGACAGTTGCTATCATTCGTGGTAGTGTTGTTAGAAAAGATAGTTGGATGGACTTAGTGTCTATACTTGAAAGAGCTAATGCAACATTAGTAAATCCAAGAACTACTATCAATATGTGTGCCGACAAATACAGAACCTCTTTAAGACTTGCTGATTATGGTTTAAAACAACCAATGACCAAGTTAATCAATGACCCCGAAAACTCAGTTGATATGGTTGAAGAAGCTGGTATTAAGTTTCCTTTAATTATGAAAACACTTAGAGGTAGTAAAGGTGTTGGTGTATTGTTTGTTGAAAGTCCAAAAAGTTTACACTCAATTGTACAGTTGATTATGAAACAAGATGAAGACGCTGACCTATTAGTGCAAGAGTATATTAAAACTGAGTATGATGTTAGAGTACATGTACTAGGCGGTAAAGTATTGGCCTCTATGATGAGACCTGTTATTGAAGGTGATTTTAGGTCAAATGTATCGCAAGGTTCAGTACCAAAAGATTACAAATTAACAGATTTAGAAATAAAAGAATGTTTAAAGGCTTCTAAGGCAGTTGGTGGTTATTGGACTGCTGTTGACTTTATACCAAGTAAAGACAGAGAAAATAAACCATGTTATTTCTTAGAAGTAAATTCATCACCTGGAACAGAGGGTATTGAAGACGCTACAGGCATGAACATTGCAAAAGAAGTTATACAACACTTTGCTAAGAAAGAAAACAGATTTACAGTACCGACAGAATGTGGTTATAAAGAAATATTAACAATCAAACCATTTGGTGAGATAGTTGCCAAGTTTGATACGGGTAACTCAGGCATGCCAGTTATTCATGCCGATAAAATGACACCAAGTGACAAAACTATTACATGGGAACTATTTGGTAGTACCTTAAAAAGTGATATTATTCGTAAAGAAAAAATATCAGTTGGTGGTTTAAGAGATTATGATGAAGACCGATATGTCGTAAAACTAGATGTAGAATTTGCCGGTGGTTTTTACAAAGATGTAGAATTTACCATTGATGATAGAGAAGATAGGTCCCCTATTCTTCTTGACCGTGAGTTTATGAACAGACTAAATGTCATGGTAAACCCACAAAGAAAATATGTGATAACAACTAAATATAGTATAGATTAGGAGATAAAATGAGTGAAGTGAAGTTATTAAGATTAAGTACAGGTGAAGATATAATTGCTAAAGTAGGAGAAAACGACCAAGGTGTGAGTTTAAATAAACCATTTGTAATCATACCACAACAAAAGGGTCCAGGTCAACCCATTCAATTAATGATGTCATTGTATAATGCGTTTGGTAAAAGCGATACAGTTACGGTTGCAAAAGATAAGATTGTCTTTATAACAGAACCGAAAGATGATATTAAATCAAATTACGAAGCAAACACAAGTAAGATAATTACAAAACCATCAGGACTTATAACAGAAACTAATTTGCCAGGGTAACACCAATGGTAAAAGTTAATTTTGTAAGAGAGAATGGTGAAACATTATCGACAGAGATACCTGTTGGTTACACCAT